CTTTTTTTTCATAATGTTTTTCCTTTTGTTACTGTTTTTGTTTTTCATATATACTATTATACCATAGATTCGTTTCAAAATCAAGCGAAAAAAGCATAAAAATCAAAAAAAAAATGATAAAATCCCTAATTTTTCTTACATTTGTTCTTATTTTGTTCTCGTCTTGTTCTAAAAAATCAATAAATTGTAAAATTTCACCTGATTTTGAGAAAATTGGCGAATCAGCATTAGAAAATAAAGAAAATTTAAGTGAGACTAACTTAAAAAGTGGAAAAATGCGTTGCGATTTTTAAGATAAATAGTCGTATGAGTAAAAATTGTTTAAATTGCGGTCATATTTGTCATTGTGGCAAAAGTTGTATGAAAGAATACGACAAAGGAACAAAAATCGAGTGTTGTAAACATTGCCGTTGTAAAAATGACAACTTTTTCGGTCCAGGTGATCCAGAATATGATAGTTTAGACATTGATAGTTTTAATGGAGCATAAAAATGAAAAAAATGAGAATATTTAAGTTTTGGAATGAAGCAGGCGAAGAAAAAGAAAAAGAATCAATGAGTTTAAAGAAGGCTGTAATGTCTGTACAAGGCGATTACAAAGATAGATTTATAAGTGTTGAATATATCACTAAAAAAGGCAAACAAATTAGTCAATCTGTTCAAATACCAATGGGAAGAAAGATTAGACAATCAATTGCTATAGAAAAAAAGAAAGCAGCTTTAAAAGCAGCTAGAGAAGCAGGTAGATAATGGCAAAATTAGCAAAAAGTTTTGTTGCTCATCAAAGTATACCTAAAAAGACTTCTCAAGCGTCTAAAAAACGTAAATGTAAAATGAGTTCAATGAATAAACACAAAAAAAGAAGTTTAAAATTTTATAACGGTCAAGGTAAGTAAGTTATGCCAGCAATCAGTCGTCAAGGTGATAGTTTAAGTACAGGACATATATGTACTGCTACAACAACACTTGATACACCTGGTCAATCAACTGTAAGAGCAAATAGTATATTAATTGCTAGAGTAGGCGATCCTACTGTATCACATCCATTTCCACCTTTACCACCGTGTGCCCCACATGTAGCAAATGTAAACGCAGGATCATCAACTGTTAGAGTTCATGGTATTGCTATAGCAAGAGTTGGGGATTCAACAGACGCTGGTGCTATGATAAGTGGAAGTTCTAACGTAAACGCAGGATAATTAGTATAAATATTAGTGTTATGCCAAGTTACGATGCCACAAATACAAACAACTCAAAAAGAGCAAATAGAATCTATAAAGATTTAGATTTAGATTTTGGTCGTAATGTTGTTAGTAATGATGTAAATAAATTAACAAATGTAGAGGCTGTAAAAAGAAGTGTTAGAAACTTAATACAAACTAATCACTTCGACAGACCTTTTCATCCTGAATTAGGATGTAATGTTCGTGCTATGTTATTTGAACCAGTTACACCATTAACTGCTTTGAATTTACAAAGACATGTAGGTGAAGTTTTAAAAAATTTTGAACCTAGAGTAAGAGTACAACAAATACTTGCTCGACCTGACTTGGATAGAAACGCATACGATTTAAGAATAAGTTTTTATGTAGTAGGACATCCTGATCCTGTAACAGTAGAAACTTTTTTAGAAAGATTAAGATAAAATGGCAAGTAATAAATTAGCAGTATCGGATTTAGATTTTGATAATATAAAATCTAACTTAAAAACATTTTTACAAAATCAACCAGAATTTTCAGACTATAATTTTGAAGGATCAGGTTTTGCTGTTCTTTTAGATTTATTAGCATATAATACACACTATCTAGGTTTCAATGCTAATATGTTAGCAAATGAAATGTATTTAGATTCAGCAGACATAAGAAAAAATATTGTGTCAATTGCTAAAATGTTAGGTTATACACCTACTTCGGCAAAATCACCTATAGCAGATATTTCTATTACTGTTAATAATGTGCCTACAAGTACAGCGTCAATCACAATGGCAAAAGGTACAGCGTTTGAAACAACAGTTGATGATGTAACTTATCAGTATCTAACAAATGCCGAAATTACAATTACACCTTCAGACGGTGTTTACACTTTTTCAAACGTAGATATTTTTGAAGGTACTTTAGTTTCATTTAGATATACAGTAGATAGTTCAGATCCTGACCAAAGATTTATTATACCTAGTGAATTGGCAGATATGACAACTTTAAAAGTACAAGTACAAAATTCATCTACTGATTCTACTACAAACACTTTTATTAAAACAACAGGATTAACTTCTATCAATTCAACATCAAAAGTTTACTTCTTACAAGAAAGTGAAGATGAAAGATATGAGATATATTTTGGCGACGGTGTATTAGGTAAAAAGTTAGATGATAGTAATATTGTAATATGTGAATACATAGTTACAAATAAAGAAGCTTCAAACGGTGCTTCATCATTTACATTATCAGGTAATATAGGCGGATTTACAGACGTTAGTATTACAACTAATTCAAGTTCACAAGGTGGTTCTGATCCTCAAACAAAAGAGTCAATTAGATTTAACGCACCTTTACAATATTCAAGGCAAGACAGAGCAGTTACAACAGGTGATTATGAAACTTTAGTAACTGAATTATATCCTAACGCACAAGCCGTTTCTGCTTGGGGTGGTGAAGATGATGAAAATCCAGTTTACGGTCAAGTTAAAATTGCTATTAAGGCTGCCTCTGGTTCTACATTAACTAATCAAACTAAAACTGATTTAGTGGCACAATTAAAAAAATATAATGTTGCTTCAGTAACACCTGTAATTGTTGATCCAGAAACAACAGATATTATATTAACAACAACTGCTAAGTTTGATGAAAAGGCAACCACAAAAAATGCTGATACAATTAAATCAAATATAATTACAAGTTTAGATAATTATAATACTGATACTTTACAAAAATTTGATAGTGTCTTTAGACATTCAAAAGTAGTTAAACAAATAGATGATACAGATACATCTATATTATCAAATGTAACTACTATTAAAGTTAGAAAATCTTTTACACCTACTTTAAGTACATCTACTAGATATGATGTTTATTTTAGAAATGGTATATTTAATCCACACTCAGGACACAAGTCGAGTATTGGTGGTGTAATTACTTCTTCAGGTTTTAAAGTAGATGGTGATACAACAAACATTTACTACTTAGATGATGATGGACAAGGTAATATTAGAAGATATTATTTTGTAGGTACAGTTAGAACATATGCTAATAACACACAAGGTACAGTTGATTACTCAACAGGTCAAATAACTATTAATTCTTTAAATGTATCTTCAATAGAAAATATTAGAGGAGCTTCTTCAACTATTGTAGAAATTACAGTAGAGCCTGCTTCAAATGATATTGTTCCTGTTAGAGATCAGATTTTAAATATAGATACAGCTAACTCTACAATTACAGTCGAAGCTGATACGTTTGTTGGAGGTTCTGCTAGCGCAGGTGTAGGTTATACAACAACAAGTAGTTATTAAAAATGGCAAAGTTCACTGACTTAATTTCAAATCTAGTTAACAGTCAGGCTCCTGACTTTGTTTTAGAGCAACATCCTAAATTTTTAGAATTTATAAAACAATATTATACTTTTATGGAAGCGGCAGAGCTATCCGTAACTAGTGTACAAACAACAGACGGTATATCATTAGAAACTGATACCTCTTTAGAAAATGAATTATTATTAGACGGTTCTAAATTAACATCTGAAAGAACACAAGAAGACGCTGGTGATAAAATACTTTTAGAAAGTTCTACTTATGGTAAATTTACTAGAGGTGAAACTATTACAGGTTCTACTACAAATGCTACGGCAACAGTTCTTACAGAGGATTTAAGTAATGGTAAATTATATATTTCATCACAAAATAAATTTAAAGATGGTGAAACTATAACAGGTAGTTCTTCTAGTGCTAGTGCTGTTATTAATAATTACAAACCTAATCCTGTTTCAACTATTCAACAACTTTTAGAATTTAGAGATCCAGATAAAGTTATTTCTAATTTCTTAACAAAGTTTAGAAATGAATTTTTAAATACTTTACCTGAAACTTTATTTTCTGAAATAGATAAAAGAAAATTAATTAAAAATATTAAATCTTTATATAGATCAAAAGGTACTGCTAGAGGACACGAAATATTTTTTAAAATGTTATTTGGGTTAAATTCTGAAACAATTTATCCTAAAGAACAAATGTTAAGAGCCTCAGATGGTCAATGGAATATTAAAAAAATATTAAGATGTGTTGTTACAACTGGCGCAACAGAAAATTTAATAGGTAGAACAATTACAGGTCAAACCTCTGGCGCAACTGCTATTATTGAAAACGTATTTAGATTTCAAATAGGTTCAAATGAAGTTTCTGAATTAATATTAAATGAAGATACTATCACTGGAACTTTTACTGCTGGCGAAGAAATTAGAGGCACACAATCAGATACATCAACAGAATTTATTAAAGCAACTGTTAGTGCTTTACCTTCAACATCAACTATATCAAATGATGGTGCCTTATATTCAACTGGTGATGTTATTACAGTTACAGGTGGTGGTGAGGCTGCTTCAATACAAGTAGGTGATGTAGGCTCAGGTGGTATAACTAGTTTTGTTATAGACGCAGGTGGTACAGGTTATGCTATTGGGGATGATATTAATTTTACTAATACAGGTGCTGGTGGAGGATCAGCTGAAGCAAAAGTTTCAGTTGTTAATGGTGGTTTTACACAAGAAGATTCAACATCAACTGTTGAGGATCATATTGTTTTAGAAGATGAAACAGTAAGAGGTGATCCATATACAGGAAATAAAATTGTACAAGAATCAGGATCAGGCAGTGAAGATATTACTGATATAAGAATTATCAACTCAGGTTCAAACTATACATCTTTACCTACTGTTGCTGTGTCAACAGATAGTGGTGGTTCAGGTGCTAGTGTATTTGCTTTCGGTGATCAAGTAGGCAGAGTTCAAAGTATTAATAAAATTGATCCAGGTATTAATTACCAAGATTCACCTTCACCACCTTCATTTACTTTTTTAACAAAAATTTTAGTAACTGATATTTCAGGTACATTTACAGAAAATGAAACTATTACAGGTATAGATTCATCTTCAACTGCTATTACGGCAACTTTTAAATCTTTAAATACTAATACTCAAATAATGACTTTATCTTCGGCAAGTGGAACATTTGCTGTTGATACTACATTAACAGGTGGAACTTCAGGCAAAACTGCTATTGTTAAAATAGTAGATACAGCAACTGCTTCAACAACTGTTGCTACAATCATTGATACTGATGGAAGTTATTTAAATGAGGATGGTCATGTTTCAGAATTAACAATGAAAGTACAAGATAGTTTATACTACCAAGATTTTTCATATGTAATTAAAGTTGGTAGATCAATAAATGACTGGCGAGATTCATTTAAAAAGACAATGCACGGTGCTGGTTTTTACTTTACAGGACAAGTTGATAGTGTTAATAGAATAAATGCTAGACTTAAATCTATAACAGGTCTAAATTCAAGTATATCTTATGATGGACCTGCTCTAGTAATCAATACATTATTCTCTACAATTTTAGGTAGTAGATTAGGTACTGAAACAGATGGTACATCCGTAAGAGCAAATAAAAATTTAGGTGTTGGTGCTGATTTAAATGATAGTACAAGTGATCACTTTACAGCAAACACTAGAGATAGAACATTAACTCAAAGAATTACGTTAAAATTAAGCGAATACAAAGAATTTCCTGTTGCTATTAGAAATAACTCTACTAAATTTGGTATTCCTGTGGCAGGACCTACATTTAAGAGTTTAGGTAAGTTTATGCTAGGGGGAAACTTTAGTAATAGAACAAATATAAGTAGTATCAACGCATTAAGATTAGGTGGTACGTTTAATACAAGTGTTAATGGTTTATCAAATAGAATAAGTGATTTTACATTTAAGTTAAAAACTAATTATGCTATACCATCAGAAATTGGTTTATTACAAGAAGATACTTTTGATGAAAACCAAACATTCTTTGACGCAACAGATGTAACTTTTGATGCTGGATAATAGAAGAACGTTATAAATATGAGTATAAATAGTAATATGATAAAGTTGGTTGTTTTAAAAAATGAAGAAATTTTAAAACAAGGTGAAGATTTTACTTTTGAAGGCGATAATATAATCTTAAAAACACCTTTACAACCAAACGAAAAATTATCAGTAAGAAAATTAGAGGAAGATAATGGGTAGACAAGTAATTCAGATAGGAACAACTGCCAATGACGGAACGGGTACTACGCTTCGTGCTGGTGGTGATCTAATCAACGAAAACTTTAACGAAATTTACAGTGCTTTAGGTGATGGTTCTACTGTCGCATTTACAATATCAGGTGTAACTAACGGTCAAACTTTAATTTATAATTCATCTAATGGTTTATTTGAGCCAGGAGACGCAGGTGGTTTCACAATCGCAGGTGACGGTGGTGATAATCAATCAATAGTTTCTGGTAATACATTAACTGTGGCAGGTGGTACAGGTATTACAACAACAGGTGTTAATACAGATAGATTATCTATTGCTGTTGACGCCACAATTGCTACATTAACAGGTTCACAAACATTAACAAATAAAACATTAACAGCACCAGTTTTAAATGGTGCGTTAAGTGGTACAGGCTTTTTAGATGAAGATAACTTTGCTTCAGATTCAGCAACTGCTGCTGCTTCTCAACAATCTATTAAGGCATATATTGCCACACAAGTTTCAAGTGTTACAGGTGCCAGTACAACTACATTTACAAATAAAACTTTTGATGCTGACGGTACAGGTAACAGTATAACAAATATTGAAAACGCAGATATTAAGGCAGCTGCTGCCATTGCGTTTAGTAAAATGGAAAATTTGACTGCTAGTAGAGCATTAGCTTCAGATTCAAACGGAGATGTATCCGTAACTTCCGTAACAACAACAGAATTAGGTTATCTAAGTGGGGTAACCTCATCAATACAAGATCAATTAAATGCTGCTGGATTAGCATTTGCAATTGCTTTAGGAGGAGAATAATAAATGGCTAATAACTTTTCAGATACTTCATCAGCGATTACAAGCAATTCGTTGACAGATGTTTTTACTGCTACAGCGAAGTCTTTAGTGATTGCTGGAACAGTTGCTAATACTTCAAGCACAACGTCTGTGAACATAAAAATTGCTAAGATGGACGCTACGACAAGTACAACTTTTACAATAGTGGAAAATGCTCCACTAGTTGTAGGATCTGCTTTCAAAATACCGAAAATCGTACTTCAAACAAACGATAAAGTACAAGTACAATCGGATAATGCTAGTGGATTAGTAACAGTCGCTTTACAATTATTAACAGATGTAAGTTAAGGATATAAATGAGTTACATAGGACAAATACCTGCTACAACGTTTTTACAAAAACAAAGTCAGTCGTTTACACCTGACGGATCAACTACGTCTTTTTCTTTAGATCATTCAGTTACAAACGAAAAAGATTTATTGGTTGTAGTTAATAACGTTATACAAGAACCTGGTTCTGGCAAAGCTTATACTGCTTCTGCTAATACTTTATTAATGTCAGCGGCACCTGCTTCAGGCGATACTATGTATTGTTATTACTTAGGATTTACAGTAGGTACAATTAATACACCTGACGGTTCAGTTACAAAAGCAAAAACAAACTTTATTACAGATACATCTACAGCAGGTGTAACATCACAAGGTAGTGGTTCACAAGCTGGTCAAATTCAGCTAAACTGCTCTGCTAATAGTCATGGTATAAAATTAGAATCGCCACCTCATGCTGTATCACAATCTTATACATTAATTTTTCCAGAAAATAATGTGGCAGCTGGCACAGTTTTGGCAGTTGATTCAATTTCAGGTTCAGGTACAACAGCAACAGGTACTATGAAGTTTGATAAAATAAATGCTCCAGCTTTTTCTGCTTCTAAATCAGGTCAAACAACTGGTCAATCAGACAATACTTGGACAAAAATTACTTATGATACAGAAAATTTAGATAGTGATGGAAAATTTGCTTCTGATAGATTTACTCCAACAGTATCAGGAAAATATTATATTGAAGTAAATGCTACTGGTGGAACATCAAGTGCTTCATCAATAACTTCATTGGCAATAGCTATCTATAAAAATGGTTCAGCTATTGACTATACAACTAATACACACAAAGCAGAACAAGAATTAGAGTTAATGATGCAATCAACTTCAATTATAGTTGATTTAGATACTGATGATTATGTTGAAGCATATATAAAAATAGATTTTTCAACAGGAACTGGCAGAATAACAACATCACAATTTAGTGGGTACAAATTAAACGTATAGGAATAAAAAATGGCATTAAGTAAAATTAGTTTATCAGGAAACGCAGTAGAAAATGCTCTACCAGTTACATTAGGTGGTACAACGGTAACGTCTGCCTCTGATATAGGTAACCTTAGAAAAATTGCTACTGCTTCTGCTACTGCTCAATCTGGAATAGGTTCTATTCAAATAACTTTACCTGAAACATATAAATCTTTTTTATTAGAATTTAGTGCTAAACCTGAAACAGATAACGCACACTTAACTTGTACTGTTTCAACAGATGGTTCAAGTTTTCATAATTCAAGTAATAACTATAAGTATGGTTATCAACACATTTATGCTGATGGCACAGCACATGACGTAATTTATTCTAATGGTGCTACTTCGGTAGAAATGTCAAAAGACGCTGGTAATAATACTGATAACGCTGAAAGTTGGAATGTTATTATGCGTTTAAGACCTATTGACACTGAGTCAAGTGTTAAACAATCAAACAATTGGACTTGGGAAGGTTGTAGATTTGATGGTAGTAACAATTTTAGAGAAATTAGAGGTAGTGCTAGTTTAGAGGCAACTTATGTTTTAAAAATGAATAAGATTAGTATTGCTCCTAACACTGGAAATTTTGAAGATTACTTTTATACTTTATGGGGGTACTACGATGGCTAGATTTAAAATAGTAGATGGTGTAAAAATTGCTTACACAGCACAGGAAGAAGCTGCTAGAGACGCTGAAGAGACTGCTTGGGCTAACGGCAAGAACGATAGAACAATGGCAAATATAAGAGTAAAAAGAGATCAGTTATTAAAAGAAACTGATTGGGAAATAATAAAGGCAGCTGACAGAGGTACAGGTGTACAACAAAATTTAAAAGATTACAGACAGGCATTAAGAGATTTGCCTAGTAATTACACAACAACTGACGGTAAAACTTTAGAAGAAAATTTAAGTAATCTAAATTTACCTACAAAAGGATAATAAGGAGAAACAAAAATGGCAAGTTTAGCAACAAAAGTTAAATTGTATTTAGTAGCTAATTCAAAAACTTGGGATAGTGAACAAGAAAATATTGCTTTACAAAATGATGGTTCTGGAGATTACATTAAATCTTGGAACGTATCTGGTTTAGCACAACCATCTGATTCACAAATCGCTAGTTATGAAGCTGCTGGTAATACAGAGGAAACTAATAATGGTGTAAAAAGTACAAGAAAAGCTGCTTACGGTAATATTGGTGACCAGTTGGATGAAATCTATAAAGATATTGACGCTTGGAAAACAAGAATCAAAGCTGTTAAAGACGCAAATCCAAAAAGTTAATTAAAAAAATAGAGATAAATAATTAAGATGTCTTATATAGGAAAACAACCAGTAATAGGAAACTTTACAAAGTTAGATGATTTGTCTTTTGACGGATCAACTCAGGCATTTACAATGCAATCTGGCGGCGAAAGTGTAATTCCTCTGAATGAGCAAAACATGTTGGTTACAATTTCTGGCGTAGTTCAGGAACCCAACAGCGCTTATACTGTATCTGGTTCAACAATTACATTTACAGGTGCTCCTGAAAGTACGGATTCTTTTTACGGTATCGTTTACGGAAACGTATTAGATATAGGTACACCTTCGGATGCTACTATTACGACTGCTAAATTAGCTTCGTCATGGTATCATAAAAACAATCAGACATTAACAAGTATTTCTATATCAAGTTCAGAAAATGCTTTATTGGCTGGTCCTATAACAGTCAGTGGAACAATAACAGTGCCTTCGGGCTCAACGGTAACAATAGTTTAATATGAGTTCAATAACAGTAAATACAATCGAACCAGTAGGATCAACACTTACAGTTGGCTCTGCTACTGATACAGTTACAGTTCCAACAGGAGCTACTATATCTGGTGCTATATCAATGGTTCCTGCTTTTGAAGCAAGAATTACAACAGAGCAAAATCCTAGTGGCGGAACAGATACATTAATTAATTTTGATAGCGAAGTTTTTGATACCAATAGTGCTTATGATGTAAGTGCTAAAAGATTTACAGTACCGTCAGGTTTAGGAGGAAAATATCATCTTTATTGTAACCTTACAGTAGGTAGTAGTGCTAATTCTGGTCTTGCTCAATGCCAAGCATATGTTTACAAAAATGGTTCAAAAACCACTACTAGAGCGCTTACTAATACCAACAATGATGGTAATGGTAGATATTATGGACTTAATCTATCAACTTCAATAGTATTATCTGCTGGAGATTATATTGAAATTTATGGCAGAGGAGATGTAGATTCTGGAACAATAGAAGTTAGAACAGATGAAAGCATATTTGGTATGTATAGGATGATAGGAGTTTAAAGATGGCAGGTGGAACAATAAAAGCTGGAACATTAACGACAACAACAGGCGCAGGTTCGGTTATTATACCAGCAAATGTACAGTTAACAGCAAAAGGCACAATGACAGGTCATATGGCACCTACTTTTTGTGTGTATAGAGATTATAATAATGGTGGTTATCAATCTATAGGAAATAATAGTTTTACAAAAGCACAATTTAATGCCAAGTATTGGGATACTAATACTAATTTTGATATTACTACAAATTATAGATTTACTGCTACAGTAGCAGGACTATATCAAATGGGCACAGGTATAACTATTGATAATATAGCAGACCAAGCTTATATAAGAGTAAGTATATATAAAAATGGTTCTGAGGTAGGTACAAATGCTCAAGGTTTAAATATGATTACAGAAAGTTCTGGCACAACTCCACATCAAGCTAATCTTACCACAATTGTTGATGTTGATGTAGATGATTATTTTGAAGTTTACATTAAACATAATCATGGAAGTAGTAGAGATTGGCGAACAGAATACGGTAATACTTTTTGGGGTATGAGAATAGGATCCTCAGTTTCATCAACAAATACTGGCGGAGTTAGTGGTAGTGATTCAGGTGCTAGTTCAGGATACGGAGGATATTAATAAATGAGTAGTGTTTTAAAAGTAAATACAATACAAGACGCAGGCGGAAATTCTATTGTATCTTCAAACGGTAGTGGTACATTTACACCAGGTAGTGCTATGGCAACAGGTTTCCTTTCTAACACTCCTGCTTTTAGTGTTTATAAATCATCCGATCAAAGTTTATCTGATAACGTAAATACTAAAGTAACTTGGAACGCAGAATTTTATGATACTGATAGTGCTTTTGCTTCTGATAAATTTACTGTACCGAGCGGTAAGGATGGAAAATATTTTTTACATACTAAAATGTATTCTAGTTGTGCTGGTAATGCTAATTATAATACTGGTGAATTAATGTTTTATAAAAATGGGGCAAGAATAGATTATGCTATTTTTGATTTTAGAGATAATCCAGGACATCAATTTACAGTTCAAGCTGCTATAACTTTACCTTTAGTTGCAAATGATTATATTGAAGTTTATTTACAAGTAGATGACACAAGTAGCACTCCCTCAATTAAAGGAACAAGTACAATAACAGATGGAATTTACAGATCAATTTTTGAAGGATTTAGGGTAATAGGAGCTTAATATGGCATTAACAAGAATAAGTTTAACTAGTCCAGCAGTTTCAGGTACACTACCTGTTGCTAATGGAGGTACTGCTGTTACAACGGCTGCCAGTATTACATCAACATATAATGATTTAGTCAAACTATCAACTGCTACAACAACTGCTTCTACATCAACAATTGAGTTCACTGGATTAGATACGACAACATATAGAGGATATATGGTTTCAATGCAAAATTTAGTTTTTGCCTCTTCACAAAATCTTAATATGCAAGTTGGAACTTCAGGTGGTTATTTAACAGATACAGACTATAATTCAGCAGTTGTTGAAGACAATAGTCGAACAGATCACTCTGCTGCTAATTCAAGTAGAGGTCCTGATGGTATGGGTAACTCTTTTAGTGGTACAATGTGGATTTGGCCAGCACCTAATGATGATATAGAAGCTGCTCAAAGAGCATTGTATTTTTTCTATCAAGGATTTCAAAGAAGTGGTGGAGATAGATTAGGTTTTACAGCTGTTGAAGATACTTCTCTTGCTGGTACAGCATTTAGTAAATTTAAAATGTTTGGTAATAGTGGTGGTAATTTTGAAGCTGGCGGAGTTGTAACAGTATATGGAGTTAAATATTAATGAGCACAGGTAAATTTAAATTACTTAACGGTGTCGAAGTGGAAATGACACAAGCTGAAGTAGATGAACAAACAAAATCAGATACTCAACTTTTTAATGAAGCTATACTAAGTTTGAGAACAAAGAGAAATAGACTACTTGCTGAGACAGATTATTTAGCATTGTCAGATCAAACTTTATCAGACGATATGAAAACATACAGACAAAATTTAAGAGACTTACCAAGTGGAAAAGACACGGTTGAGAAATGTGAAAATGTGACTTGGCCGACAAAACCATAAAGAAAAGAGGATAAATAGTATTAAGGAAAAAAATTATGCCAGCAATAATAACAAATAAGTTTAGAATACACAACTCAGAGCAGTTCCAAGAGTCTTTTTCAGAATCATCTGCTAATGTGTATTATTTAGCTATAGGAAGACCACACGCATTTGGTACTTCTACAAGACCAGATAGTAGAACAGAATTTGAAGGTTCTGATACTTCAGCACCTACACCTGTCGATTCAATACAAGAAGAGTTTTATTCTTTTGACGACTTTATGGCTGCTAAAAAAGTTACAAGTAATGACATATCATTTGCTGTACCTAGAAGAAACTGGACAACTGGCACAGTTTACGATTATTACAGACATGATTATGGACATTTAGTAACAGGATCAACTTCAAGTACACAATCAGCAAACAGTGGTGCTACAGCTTTATATGACGCAACTTTTTATGTACTAACATCTGACTTCAATGTTTACAAATGTTTAGATAACAATGGTGACGCTAACTCAACAGTAGAACCAAGTGGTACATCAAACTCTATATTAACAACTGGTGACGGATACAAATGGAAATATATGTATTCTTTATCTGCTGCTCAAAGACAAAACTTTTTATCAACTGACTTTATGGCAGTTGCTACTAATTCAACTGTATCATCTGCCGCTGTAGATGGTGCCGTTAACATAGTAAAAATTAAAACAGCAGGTTCAGGTGGTACTAACGGATCACACACAGGTGTTGCGATTAGAGGTGATGGTTCATCTGGTGCTTGTACTGTAACAGTATCAGGTGGTGCTGTGACAGCAGTAACAGTTACAACTCCTGGAACAGGTTATACTTACGGTTATATTAGAAATGCTGATATAGTATCTGCTGGTGCTACAAGTTTAAGTGGTTCAGAATTAGATGTAATTATAGAGCCAAAAGGCGGACACGGATTTAATGCTGTAAAAGAATTAGGTGGATTTTTTGTAATGTGTAATACAAACTTTGAAGGTACTGAATCATCAAACACAGGTGATTTCGTTGTAGGACAAGATTTTAGAAGAGTTGCTTTACTTAGAGATATTAAATCAGGCGGATCAGCTGCTTCATCTACAACATTAAGAGGAACAAAAGCAATATTACTTGCTAGTAATTCAGGTAACTTTACAGTTGATGAAGAAATAAATCAAGCCACTTCAGGCGCTGTAGGTAAAGTTGTAGAATGGGATTCATCAAACAAAATTTTATATTATATACAAACAAGACATAATGATGCTGGCGCAGATAGTAATGGAAATTTAACAGCATTTTCTAGTACACATACAATTACAGGACAATCATCAAGTGCTACAGGAACACCTTCAAGTGCTTCTTCAACAGTTGATAGTATTTCATTTTCAAGTGGATACACTGGTTCTGAAATTGACGCCGACACAGGTGACGTATTGTATTTAGAAAATAGAGCACCAATAACAAGAGCTTCAGATCAAACTGAAAACGTTAAACTGATAATTGAATTTTAGAGGGAAATAAATGCCAAGTCCAACAGACTTTAACCTCACGCCTTACTTTGATGACTTAACGGAAAGTAAAAAATTCCATAGAGTTCTTTTTAGACCAGCGTTTGCTGTACAGGCGAGAGAGTTAACACAATCACAATCAATATTACAAAATCAAATTGAAAGATTTGGTGATCATATGTTCAAACAAGGGGCAATGGTTATTCCAGGTCAAGTTGGATTAGATACATCATATTACGCTTTAAAATTAACTTCTAAATCAGTTGCTTCAATAGACACATATTTAAATACAACACTAACAGGTGGATCATCTGGTGTTGTTGCTGATATTGTAGGAGTTGCTGCCACAGACGGTACTGATCCAGACACATTATTTGTTAAGTATAATAAATCAGGTACAAATAATACATCAATAGAATTTACAGATGGTGAAACTGCTACATCAAGTGCTTCAGGTTCGCCAACAGTTGTAATAGCTACAACACACACTGGCTCTGCTGCTGGAGTTAAACAAGGTGTATATTACATTAATGGATTTTTTGTACAAGTTGATGACACAACACTTGTTTTAGATAAGTACACAAACACGCCATCTTACAGAGTAGGATTTACAGTTACAGAATCATTTGTAACACCAGCAGACGATACAAGTTTAAATGACAATGCTACAGGTAGTTCAAACGTAAATGCTCCTGGTGCTCATAGATTTAAAATTTTATTAACACTTGCTAAGAAAACATTATCAAGTACCGAAGACTCTAACTTCTTTGAAGTAATGAGAGTTGAAGATGGTCAAATTAGATCACAAATAAGAGCAACAGAATATAATGTATTAGAAGATACACTTGCTCGTAGAACGTTTGACGAATCAGGTGATTATGTTTTAACTAATCCTGATTTTGATGTTAGAGAACATTTAGTTTCAGGTAATAACAGAGGTATATTTACGTCTGGTAACGGCGGTTCAGAAGCAAAACTTTCAATAGGTGTTTCACCATTTAAAGCATATGTAAAAGGTTATGAAGCAGCAGTTTTAACAACAACATTTGTTGATGTAGATAAAGCAAGAGATTTTGATACTCAAAATAATAATAAAACAAGATTTAATTTAAAAAACTTTGTTAATGTTTCAAACGTTTATGGATCTCCTGATGTAGGATTTGTATCTGGCGATGTAGAAGCATTTAAAAAAGTAAATTTATATAGAGACCCAACAACTGCTAGAGGTACGGAAGAATCAACAGTAGGTAATGATGTACCTACAATAGGACGTGCTAAGTCTCGTGGTTTTGAATATGTAACAGGTAGTGAAACAAATGATATATTTGCTACTTCTAATACATACAGACATTATCTATTTGATGTAGAAATGTTTACTCACGTTGACGCTATTGGTTCTGCTTCATATACAACAGGCGAAACAGTTTCAGGTGCTACTTCAGGCGCAACTGCCACAGTTATGGCTGCTACGGCAACACGATCAGTTGCTGTAACTTCAATAACTGCTTCTAATACAGATATTTCAGGTGCCTTTGATACTGCTGTTGTAACTTTAAACAATCACGGTTTAACAGACGGACAACAAATTAATGTATCAGGTGGTTCTTTTCAAATAGACTCAACTGCTTATACTGAAGGTACTTATACAGTAAAAAATACTACAACTAATACTTTTGAATTGTTTAGTGAAGATGGTACAACAGGACAAAACGTAACTTCTTTTTCTTCAGCACCAACTATTAAACATACAACACTTGTTTTAGCAAATGTAAAAGGTACATTTAGTGCTGGCGAAGTAATCACAGGTCAATCATCAAACGCTTCTTTATCAATTCAAGCAGATAGATATGGTTTCAAAGGTGTTACAAGTTTTGACTTTAATCAAACTAAACAAATCGGTATGGCAGGATCACCTACTTATACTGCTGACACTTTATTAAATTCAACTTACGGATCAAATACAGATTTAACAGGTACAGTTACAATAGGTAACTCAGGTCAAACATTATCAGGTAAAGGTACTTTATTTAATTCAGAATTAAAAATTAATGACTCAATATCATTTATTAATGACGCAGGCACAACTTTAACGGCAACTGTAAAGTATATTACATCTAATACTTCTTTACAATTAGATGACGCTGTAGGTAGTAGTGATGTAACTACTGCTTCTCCTATAACTAGAAGAAGAGCTAAATTACAAAATCCAGAAAACAATATTTCTTTATTTAAATTACCTAACATAACTATTAAAACTTTAAAAACAACTGATAACTCAGGTTTAACAGATACTAACTTTAATGTAAGAAGACAGTTTACAGTTACATTATCATCAAATGGTGATGAAACTATTACAGCAGGTACTAACGAAGTATTTTCTTCTCAATTAGATAAAGATATTACAGTTACAATAATGACAACAGGATCAGGTGGTACTGGTGCTGTAGGTGATGTATTAAATACAAGTGGTAATAACCACGAAGGTGAAGCTATCTATAACTTAGGTGGTTCGCCTACAGGTAAAACTTTACAATTAGATTTTGGTGCTAACTTTGCTGGTCATAAAGTAAAAATTTTAGCAACAGTAAGTAGATCAGTTGCTAACTCAAAATCAAAAACATTAAATTCAAGTTCAACAGTTAATATATCTTCACAATCTATTATAGAAAATGGTATAGTAGGATTAGGAAAAGCAGACGTTAAAACAATCAATAATGTTTACATGTCGCCAGCATTTGGCACAACTGCTACAAGTTCACATACAGATATTACAGATAGATTTGATTTAGATACAGGACAAAGAGATAACTTTTACGATATAGGAAGAATTAAATTAAAACCAGGTTCTTTAAAACCTACAGGACAATTATTAATTAATTTTGATTTCTTCTCTCACGGTTCAGGTGATTATTTTGATGTTGACTCATATTCAGGTGTTGTAGATTATGAAGATATACCTAATTATACGTCTGATACATCTGGTAAAAAATTTGAATTAAGAGATACAATAGATTTTAGACCTAGAGTTGATGACGCTTCAACAGTTCCAGGTAATACTTCAGGTTCAGATTTTGAAAGAAGTTATGATGGTACTGGTTCTGCTTCACATGATATTGTAAAATTTGATACAGACGTTACAACAGATTTTGAGTTTTACTTAAACAGAATAGACAAAATTTTTATCACTAGAGAAGCTGAATTAAAAATATTAAAAGGTGCTTCAGCATTAAATCCTTTAGTACCAGGTGATTTAGATGGACACTTACATTTAGCAACTTTAGAAATACCTAGTTATACATTAGATACAAGAGACGTTATTGTAACTGAACAAGACAATAGACGTTTCACTATGAGAGACATAGGTAACTTAGAACAAAGAATACAAAACGTTGAATACTACACTCAACTTTCTTTATTAGAACAAAGTGCCCAATCACTTCAAATACAAGATTCAAATGGTTTAGATAGATTTAAAAATGGATTTATAGTTGATAACTTTACTGGTCATAATATTGGTGACGTAGGTAATAATGATTACAAAATTTCTATTGATAGAGCTAGAGGCGAAGCTAGACCTATGTTCAATGAAGATATTATTGAATTAGAAGAAGTTGATGATGACGGTACAGCGATATTAGCAGCTGATAGAACAGCAGCTAGTTATCAAAAAACTGGTGATTTAATTACAGTTCCTTATACAGAGGTAACTGCTATAGATCAACCTTTAGCAACTAAAACAGAAAACTTACAACCATTTATGATTTTCAATTGGATAGGTAGTGTTGAATTAGATCCACCATTAGATGAGTGGAAAGAAACTAATAGGGCGCCTGAATTAGTTGTTAACGTAAATGGTACTTTTGACAACTTGGCAAGAGAATTAGGTTTAAATAATTCAAACATAACATCTATACCTTTCGGTACAGAGTGGAATGAATGGCAAGATCAATGGACAGGTAATCCGAGTACAAGTTCAACCCAACAAGGTAATACAATAGTTACAACAACTACAAGTGATGTAGTTCAAACTAGAAGAGGAATTAGATCAACAATAGTGCCTCAAACTCAAAGACAAAGTTTAGGTGATAGAGTTGTTGCTGTTAACTTTGTTCCGTTTATTAGAAGTAGAGATTTAAGTTTTACTGCTCAAGGTTTAAGACCAAATACAAGAGTTTATGCTTACTTTGATAATATAGACGCTTCAACTTACATAACTCCTAGTGGGGGATCATTAGGTGGTAATATAGTTACAGATACAAACGGTGCTGTATCAGGTACTTTTGCTATACCTGATCCTACAAATAATTCAAATCCTAGATGGAGAACAGGTACAAGAGTATTCAGATTAACAAGTTCATCTACAAATGCTGATTTATCATCTTCAAGTACGGCAACGTCTGCTGAAGCAGATTATGTTGCTAGAGGTTTACAAGAAACTGTTAGAGACGTTGTTCAATCAACAAGAGAAATAAGAGTTGTTAGAAATAACGTGTCAGATACAAGACGTACAAGTAGAGTAACAGGTAGATCAGTAAGAAGAATCCAGAACAATCCAGATCCATTAGCTCAATCATTCTTAATAGATGATCCAGAAGGTATTTTTGTGACTAGTGTTGATTGTTTCTTTGCTACTAAATCATCTACTATACCTGTTAAAGTTCAAATTAGAACAATGATAAACGGTTATCCTAGTGAAGAATTATTACCATTCGCTGAAAAATATTTAAATCCTAGTTCAGTAAACATTAGTACAGACGCTACAAGTGCTACAACATTTACATTTGACTCACCTGTTTATTTAAAAGAAGGTACTGAATATTGTTTAGTATTAAAATCTGACTCAGACGATTATACTACCTATGTTGCTAGATTAGGTGGTACTAATTTAAGTTCAGATAGAACAGTATCAAAACAACCTGCTACAGGTATTTTATTTAAATCAGCAAACAATAAAACTTGGAGTGCTGAACAATTAGAAGATTTAAAATTCAAATTAAAGAAAGCCTCGTTTACAACAAACACACCAGGCACAGTGACTTTAGCAAATAAAGATAATCCTGTTAGAACATTAGGCACAAGTCCATTAAGAACATTTAACGGTACAGGTATTATTAGAGTATTTCATAAAAATCATGGTTTACATTCTACAAGTGATAACGTAACTATTGCTGGGGTATCTGCAGGCACATACAATGGTATTGCTCATAGTGATATAAACGGCACATATACAAGTATTTCAAATATCACATTAGATAGTTATGATATAACTACTGGCGGTACTGCCAGTGCGACTGGTGATGTAGGTGGCACAACTGTAACAGCAACTGAGAATAGACAGTTTGACGTTTTACAATTACAATTAGGAACAATTACTCAACCTGATACTACTTTGACTACAACACTTAGAACAACAAGTGGTAAATCAGTTCACGGATCAGAAACACCATTTGCTGTACAAGGTGCTTCAGACGCTACAACAGTTGTATTAAAAGATAACATTTACTTTAATGAACCTAAATTAGTTGCTAGTTCTATAAATCAAACTAACGAAATGTCAGGTTCTAAATCTATGTTTGTAAATGTATCTTTAACAACTACAAAAGCAAACGTATCTCCTATTATTGATTTAAAAAGAGTTAATGCTTTTGCTATACAAAACAGATTAAATAATCCTACTGTTTCATCAACAGACACATTTACTGGTGACGGAAGTACAACATTATTTACTTTATCAGGCACACCAACAAGTGTTCACTTATTGTCAATTAAAAAAGACGGATTAAAATTACAACCTGTTGATGACTTTACAGTTTCAGGAACAGGTTTAACTATGGTTACAGCGCCATCAAGTGGGGCAAAAGTAATTGCTAAAATTACAAACACCGTAGATTTTGAAGAAGATACATCAATAGAAGGTGGATCATCTGCTGGTTCTTACTTAACAAGACCAATAAATTTAGAAAATCCATCAACTGCTTTAGATATAAGAATTGCTGCTAGTATAAGAACAACATCTAGTTTAAAAGCTTTCTTTAGAATTACAGGTGGTGAAGTAACTGAAAGAATAGAAGATATAGAATATACGCCGTTCAATACAGACGGTACATCTGATACAACAATCTCACCTAGTGAAAGTGACCAAGTATTAGATAATGAATTTAAAGATCATAAGTTTTCTGTATCAGGTTTACAAGAATTTACATCTTTTCAAATTAAATTTGTATTCACAGGTACTAACTCTTGTTTACCAGCAAGAATTAAAGATTTAAGAGGTATTGCTTTGGCGGTTTAATATGAGTTTAGTTAAAGTAAAAAATTTTGATAGTTTAGGTAGAGATATTAAAAGTAATGCTATTGTTAATACAAACACAAGTGAATATAATTTATACATGAATAGATTGAAATTAAGAGAACAACAAAGTGATAAGTTAAGAGACGCTTGTAAAGAAATAAATACTTTAAAGGCAGAATTAAGAGAAATAAAAAATTTATTAAAAAAGGTAGTAGGTAAGTAATGGCTGTAAGAGTAGTAAATGTAAATGACACAATAGAAACGTTGAGAAGTACGTTTAATAGTCATGCCACAGATACAGGTGATTTAACTAATTTAGATACAACTGATAAATCTTCATTAGTTGCCGCTGTTAATGAGGCAAAAGCTGGTACTTCACAGTTTACACTTAGAGACGCTTCGTCAACAACTCAAACAATTGAAGGTGGTGATACTTTAAACGTTGTAGGTTCAGGTGGTGTATCTATGACTGTAAGTGCTACTGACACTTTAACTGCTTCTTTAGATTCAACAATCACAGGTTTAACAAGTTTGACTTCAACTGCTTTAGTAGGTAGTACATCTGTTACAGCAGGCACATTATTTTTAACTGAAAATAGAATAAGAACAACTGATAGTTCACTTTTAACATTAAACGATAGTGTAACTGTATCATCTGGTGGGGCAATCGCAAGTGCCACTACAATTAGTGGTACAACAATTAGTGGAACTACACTTGCCGCTAGTTCGGATGTGACTATAAATAGTGTAAGTGTGGCAACAAAACCATTTGCTATAGCACAAGCAATAGCATTAGGATAAAAAAAGTATATAAATATAACAATAAAGGGATAGTATAATGGCTAACGATTTTAAAAGATTTGCAAAACCGAGTGTCGGTACAGGTACAGGTGCTTCGGCAGACGCTGTGTACACTGTTCCAGCAGGCGCAGGTTCAAGTGCCCTAGAGTCTATAATTATTGGTATTAACGTCTGTAATAAAACAACAACAGAAAGAACAGCAAGTATCTTCTTAGATAATGAAGATGGTTCAAATGATGTTTATATTATTAAAGATGTAAAAGTACCACCGAAAACGACTTTAGAGGTAATGCAAGGCAACAAATTAGTTGTACAAAATGATGGTTCAAACGCAGACGTATTAAGAGCTGAAGCTTCAGCAGGGTCTGCTATTGACGTAACAATTTCAGTCTTAGAAGACGTATAATAGGGGTAATTAAATGGTTAGATATATCAATGATATACATAGACCTACAGATATAAACGTTAGAACATACACTGGTGATGGTTCTACGACTAACTTTACAGTTACAGAATCATTAACTGATAATAAAGTTATGGCTTATATTGATGGTGTATACCAAGACCCTAACAATGACTATTCAATTGGTGGTACATCTTTACAGTTTGACGCCGCTCCAGGCGCTTCATCTGTGGTTGTACTCGTTGAAATGCCAGTATAATGGGAGAGATTAAAAAATGGTAACAAAAGTAAAAAATCCAAGTATAGATTTAAGTGGTGATACTTCGGGTATAGTAATGCCTTCAGGTACAACTGCTCAAAGACCATCAGCTGCTGAGGGTTTATTAAGATATAATTCAACATTAAAAAGATTAGAACAATCAGACGGTTCTGATTTTGAAACTATTGCTTTACCACCGTCAGTATCATCTTTATCAGGTACTTATAACGAAGATAACGATACTACTATTACTATTAATGGTACAAATTTTATGACAGGTGCGACTGTCACTTTCTTAAACAACGCAGACGATTCATCTTTAGGTAATTCACCAACAGTAAGTAGAGTTAGTTCAACCCAACTAACTGCTGTAACAGGTTTTGCTTCAAGTCCTATCGCAACTTCTATTTCAGCTATTAAAGTTAAAGTTATTAATCCAACAGGTCAAAACGCTGAAAGTACAACAACAATTTCTCGTATTGGAGATCCAACTTTTAGAAATGACGCAGGTTCATTAGGTACAATTTACGATTCAGGTAGAGCAGCAGGCGGTGTTTATGACGCTGGTGCTGACTCAAACGATTCAGTTGCTATCTATCACAATATAACTTCTGGTTCAATACCAGCAGGTATGTCATTTAATAATGATAACGGAGATATATCAGGTACACCAGACGCTGTAGGTTCAGATACTACATCAAACTTTACAGTAACAGCTATTGTACAATCAGCTGACTCTGCTATAAGAACAGAAGCAAGAGCATTTTCACTAACAGTTAAAGCTCCTTCAGTAACATCTGTAACTGCTGCTGGTGCGTTTACATTTACTGCTCCATTTACAGGTAACTACGAGGTACTTGTAGTCGGTGGCGGCGCAGGCGGAGGTGGTTCTGCTGGTGGTGGCGGAGGAGGTCTTGTTTATAAGGCTTCACACCCATTATCTGCTGGAGGAATACCAGGTTCTGTCGGTGGTGGCGGTGGTGGTAATCAATCTGGAGGAGATACAACATTCAGTAATATAACTGCTAGAGGTGGGGGACAAACTAACTCTAACGGTGGTGCTAACACAGGTGGTGCTCATCCTCAAGGTACACAATCAGGTTGTCAATCAACACCATTTACAACAACACAAGCTAACGTTGCTGACGGAGGTACTTCTCACGGAGGTAACAGAGGCGGCGGATACAGAGACGGTCACTACTTTTGGGGTGGCGGCGGAGGCGGCGGCTCAGGCGGAAACGGAAGTGAGCCACATGGTTGCCCAGGAAACTGTAATGGTGGTGTTGGTGTAGAAATATCAGAATTTAGTACATTCGGTGAATCAGGATTCTTCGGTGGAGGAGGAAATGGTTCTCAACAAAGATACGATCCAGTAAACGCTAACGGCGGTTCTGGTACTGACGGTAACGGTAATGGTGCTGATGGTACAGGCGGCGGTGGTGCTAGTAGTGGTAAAGCAGGTGGTGTTTACGTTAGATTTTAAATAGTACATTATTATTATATTATGATGAAAATTGCTGGAAATGTAAATGTGTATTGGTCATCTTTACACGAAAAAGTTGAATTTGATAATCTATATAATCTATTTGACACACACTATCAAAACATATCTAAAATAAATCCTAGACAAAACTTATTGTTATGTCCTGCTGTTTCACATAAATTAAAAAATACTTTCTTTATAAAGACACCTATTGATTGTGAGTATTCTATAAAAGATAATCAAATAGTACCTTTAACAAAAGATTTTATTGCTACAGAAACACCTCATCAACCTTCTCTACAAAATAATTTTCTTTTTTGTTTAGGTTTATATCATATTTTTTTTACAAGATTTGATATGAATATGACTTTAACATCACCTTTTTTTTCTCAATGTCATTATACTAGATACGCTAATATAGTACCTGGTACTTTAAATATTAGTAAATGGTTTAGAAGAATAAACTTAGAATTTAATTGTTATAGTGATAAAATAAAATTTAAAAAAGGCGATCCATTAGCATATTTTACTTTTGATACTGATAAAAGAGTTAATTTAAAAAGATTTCATATGTCAAAAAAACTAGATACTTTGTCATCTACTTGTGAAAAATCTAGTGGTTGGGAGAAATGGGTGCCATTATATAACAGATATAAAAGATTTATTAAATCTAGGACTGATAAAATAGTTTACAGAGAAATACAGAAAAACCTCTTATAAATATACTTAGGAGAGAGTAATATGGCAGTCACACAAAAAACAGCAGTTAATTTTTCAATAGATCAAGGCGCAGATTTAAGTAAAGAATTTACAATAACCACAGACGGTTCTACAGCATACGATATATCTGGTTTGACACTACAAGCTCAAATGAGAAAAGGCTATGACTCTTCTACAGCAACTGCTACATTCACTGCTTCAATAGTCACTGCTACAAGTGGCATATACAAACTAACTTTAACAAATGAAGATACTGCTGATATAGACGCAGGACGTTATGTGTATGATGTTGAATTAAGACTAGCTGATTCTACTTTAGAAAAAGTACATTATGGTCTAATAACAGTACATCCTGAAGCAACTAAACTGTAATGACCAATTCATTAGAAGATTTTTTTAACAAACTCGCTGGCAAAGACATCTTACAAGAAATGAAAGATGAAGAGCAAGCAAAAAAAGATGCTGAATTAAAAAAACTTGCTGAAGAAAAAGAAAAACAAGAACAACTAGAAACATTAGCAATCAAAGAAAAAGAAAAACAAAAATTATCAGAAAGTGAAAAACTTTTTGCTTTAGAACAATTATTTGGTTTACCTGTATTTAATGAAGTTGCTAAAAAAGAAGTAGATAAAGTTTTACCATCTACAACAGAATCAATCGCAGAATCAGAATTACAAGAAACTTTAAAAGTATTATCAAGTTCAGTACAAGAATATCAAAAACAAAAAGTATCTGAATTAGATATTACAGAAACAGATTACAAAAAATATTTAGATTCTAAAAAACCTGTAAGTGAAGATTTATTAGTACAACAAATAGATAAGTTTTTAAATGATACTTATTTTCCTCCTAAAGAAGAAATTTCTACTATTGAAGAAACAATAGACGCTAAGTATTTAAATAAACAAGAAAATGTTTATAAGCCATTAGAACCAGGTCTAGTAGAAGATGTAAAATCTTTTATAGAAACAAAACCTGAAGCAACACCTTACATGAAAAGAAATGTAGGTGACCCTATTAAACCTACTGACAATTATGTAAGTAGAGAAGATGTTTTAAAAACTTTAACTCGAAAAGCAAAATCACTAAGAGAACAATTAGATGGTGGTAGTATATCAATTGAAGAGTTAACAAAAGAGTTTACAAGATTTAAACAACTAACAAGTTTACAACTACAATCACTAGGTGGCGGTGGTGCTGGTGATTTAAAAGATTTAGGTGATGTTGATGTTTCGGCACAACAAAATGGTTATGCTTTAAAATATAATTCTACAACAGGCAAATATGATTTTGGCGAAGTTGCTTCTGATTTATCAGCAGTTGACCAAGATATTATACCTGATGGCAATGGTACAAGAAGTTTAGGTAGTTCAGCTAAAAGATGGAAAGATTTATTCTTAACAGGTAATACGATTAATTTAGGTGGTGCTACAATTTCATCATCTGATGGATCAGGTACAGTAACTATATCATCAACAGGTGTTGTATTGCCTACTGGTTCAAAAGTAGGTACAAAAAGTATCGCAAAGGCAGACGCTTCGGGTGTAGCAAGTAGAGACGTACCTTTCTTTACTAAATCTGGTGGATTATCTACTGCTGCCGTTACTTTTGAAATGGCTGCTACATCTGGTAAGGGAGCTAACGTATTTACATCATTTAAAAAAGCAGATGGAACAACAGCAGGTAGAGTAGAGTTATTTTCATTCTAATGGAGAATATATATAAATATTGTAATTAAGGAGATTTATGTCAGTAAAAACACCGATAAGAACCGTATTTGATGATGATAATAATGCCACAGGTTTGGCAGAATATCAATCAGGCGAATTTATCGCATTAACACATGGTGGTACAGGCGCTTCACTATCTATCGGTAGTGCTGGTCAAGTATTAAAAGTTAACTCAGGCGCTAGTGCTTTAGAATTTGGTAATGTAGAGGCTGTTTTAAATATAGATGGCATGACTGACGGTACTAGTATTACAGTTGCTGCTGGAGATAAAGTAGCAATATCAGATGGCGGTACTGAGAAAAGAATTAACGTATCACAATTAGGTCCAGGACTTGCTGGAGTACCTGCTAGTGCTGTAGATTTTTCAAGTGCTACTATTACAGGTGTTACAAGTATAACATCTGGTGGTATTACAATATCAGGTAATCAAATTATTTCAGCTGACTCTAGTATAATAGATTTTGGCGAAAGTGTTAGAATAGATGGTGATTTAACTGTAAATTCTAACGACATAACTTTAACTACAAATACAAGTGGTAATATTTTAGTTGCTGATGGTTCTAAATTTAGTTCAAAAGCTGTATCTGAATTATCTGCTATTGATACAATTGCTAGTGATGACGTTTTATTAGCAGTTGATACTTCAGGTGGGGGACTTAAAAAAGTTGCTAGATCAGTTGTAGTAGCTGGTCTTGCTACATCTTCAGCAATATCAAATTTAACGGAAGATTCAACACCTCAATTGGGTGGTGATTTAGATGTTAATGGTAATGATTTAGTGTCAACATCAAACGCTAATATTCAATTATTACCTAACGGATCAGGTAAAGTAAATTTAGATGGTAATGGTACAAGTGGTGGAGTATCTGTAACAGATGGATTAATTGAGATTAAGACAGGATCAGGTAGTGTTGCCGAACAAAGATTTTATTGTGAGTCAAGTAATGCTCACTATACTTCATTGAAATCAGCAGCTCACTCAACATATTCAGGTAACGTAACTTTAACTTTACCTGTAATAACAGGCACACTTGCTACACAATCGTTCTCTATTTCTCAAGCAATTGCGCTTGGTTAATAGTTATAAATATTTAAAAGGATAAACAATGGCAACACCATCAAGTAGAGCAAATTTAAAAGAATATGCTTTAAGAGCATTAGGGAAACCTGTTATAGAAATAAATGTAGATGACGACCAACTAGAAGATAGATTGGACGAAGCACTACAATATTATGCTCAATATCATTATGATGGTATTAGAAGAACATATCTAAAATATAAATTAACAGAGGCAGATAAAACTCGTCTGTCTGCTATTAATCCAGAAACAGAAACAGGTACTCACGGTTCTACTACAACAACTTGGAATGAAGATAATAATTATCTTGTTGTACCAGAATCAGTTGTATCTGTAATTAATATGTTTCCTTTTTCAGATAAAGGTAATATGAATTTATTTGATGTTAGATACCAATTAAGATTAAATGATCTTTACGACTTTTCTTCGACTAGTGTAATTAACTATGACATTGTTTTAAGACAACTAGATTTTTTAGATCATATACTTGTTGGTGAAAAACCTATGAGATTTAATCAACACGATAATAGACTTTACATTGATATGGATTGGGGCAATGATTTACAGGTAGATGAATATTTGGTAATTGAATGTTATAGAAAATTAGACCCTACAACATATACAGACGTTTTTAATGATATATTTTTAAAAAGATATGTTACTGCTTTATTTAAAAAACAATGGGGTGCTAACTTATCAAAATTTAATGGTGTCGCTATGTTAGGTGGTGTTACATTAAATGGTCAACAAATATATACTGAAGCATTATCAGACGTAGATAAACTAGAACAAGAATTAAGAACCACATACGAGTTAAACCCAGCTATAATGATAGGATAATGCCATGCCAGTTAACCATTATTTTCAAGGCGGCGATGGTATCGGTTCGACAAACGAAAAAAGACTTTATGAAAATCTAATCATAGAAGGTCTTAAAATATACGGACATGACGTATATTACTTACCAAGAACATTAGTTAACCAAGACTTAATTTTAGGCGAAGACGTTGCGTCTAAATTTAATGCTGCTTATTTAGCAGAAATGTATTTTGAAAGTACAGATGGTTTTGCTGGTGAACAAGAAATTATTAATAAGTTTGGTTTAGAGATCAGAGACGATACAACTTTCTGTATTGCTAAAAGAAGATGGAATGATTTAGTTGATGATCCTGCTACTCTAATAAAATCAGGCAGACCAAACGAAGGCGATATAATTTATATGCCTTTGATGAATAGTTATTTTGAAATTCAATTTGTTGAAGATCAGGAACCATTCTTTCAATTAGGTCAATTACCTATTTACAAACTTAGAGTTACACGTTGGGAATATAGTTCAGAAAGAATTGATACAGGTGTTTCTACTGTTGACGCAGGCGAAGATAAGTATTCATTAGATCAACTTGCTCATCAAATGACTTTAGAAAATGAAGTTGGATCAATATTATTAGAAAACGAAAGTGTTGATAATGAGTCAAATTATTTCTTATTAGAAACTTATGCTCTTCAAACACAATCACCATATGCTGATAACACAGACCTAGATAGTGAAGCAGGTTTTGATACATCATCTACAGCAGACGATATATTAGACTTCACAGAAAGAAATCCTTTTGGGGATGTAGATAACGGATTATAATATGTTTGGAGATTATTTTTACAATCAAAGTTTAAGAAAAATGACCATTGCGTTCGGTCAAATTTTTAACAATATACAAATAAGAAGAAAAGACTCTAGTGGTAATACAGTTCAATCTATTAGAGTTCCATTAGGTTATGGACCTAAAGAAAAGTTTTTAACTAGACTAGATCAACAACCTAGTTTAGATAATAGAGAATTTGCTGTTACTTTACCTAGATTAGGTTTTGAGATTTCAGGTATACAATATGATCCTACTAGAAAACTTACCAGAGTTCAAAAATTTAAAAGAGTTAAAACAGGCAAAACAGGAAAGATTATGGATTTTAATTATATGCCTGTGCCATACAATATTAGTTTTAATTTATTTTCTTTTACGGCAACTGCTGAGGGTGGTTTACAAATTATAGAACAAATATTACCTTTCTTTCAACCTGATTATACAGTAACAATAAATGCTATACCTAATTTAAGTATTAAGAGAGACGTACCTATTGTATTAAATAGTGTAAATTATGAAGATAGTTACACAGGTAATTATACCACAAGACGAGCAGTCACTTATACATTAGGGTTTACTGCTAAAACTTACTTATATGGTCCTGCTACAACTCAAAGTGTTATCAAAACTGTTCAATCAGATTTGTATTCTGATACCAATACAACAGACAAGGCAAGAGAAATTAGAATAGAGATTACACCTGATCCTACAAGTGCTGACGCAGATGATGATTTTGGATTTACAACAACAATAACTAACTTTGAAGATGGTAAAAAATATAATCCATCAACTGACAGTGATGAGTAATTATGACAAAACTAGAAGATAAGGTAAATGAAATTTTAGGCATAGAATCAAAACAGCCTGTTGTTCAAAAAGAATTTAAACCTGCTGTGCCTAGAATAGAAAAAAAAGAAAGTCCAGACGTAGATAATGATTACAAATATAGTAGAGAAAACTATTACAATCTTATTGAAAGAGGACAAGAAGCAATAGACGGTATATTAGATATTGCTAGAGAAGGGCAACATCCTAGAGCATATGAAGTTGCTGGTCAATTAATAGGACAAGTAGGTCAAACGGTAGATAAATTACAAGACTTACAAAAGAAACTAAAAGATTTAAAAGAATTGCCTAAAACAGCAAACGCACAAATTAAAAATGCTTTGTTTGTAGGTTCTACTGCTGAATTACAAAAAATGTTAAAAAATGAAAATATTAAAAGCAAAAATATCACACCCGAAAAAGAAGATACTAGCGATAAGTGATCTACACTTTGTTAAATACTATGAAAAAAATAATCTAGTATTAGAAGATTTATTAAAATCAAACACGCTACAAACTCCTATTGAAGTTGAACAAAGAAAAATACATACTAATCCTAGAGTAGGTGCTTTAGGTGTTAGATATATAGAAAAAGATTTAGTTGTTTTAAAAGGCAGTCAAAGAGTTACAACTGCTAAAAAAATGGGATACACCCATATAGAAGGTATAATAGTAAATGAGTGACGCATATTTAGGTAACCCAAATCTAAAAAAAGTAAATACACCTGTTGAGTTTACTAAAGAACAAATAGTAGAATATCAAAAGTGTGCTGAAGATCCATTATATTTTATGGAAAACTATATGAAGATTGTATCTTTAGATGAAGGTCTTGTACCTTTTAAAATGTACGACTTTCAAAAACATATTGTGAGAACAATACATAGTAATAGATTTACTATTTGTAAATTACCTAGACAATCAGGTAAATCGACAACAACAGTATCATATCTTTTACATTATGCTTTATTTAATCCTAACTCTAATATTGCTATACTAGCAAACAAATCATCAACTGCTAGAGACATACTTGGTCGTTTACAACTCGCATATGAAAACTTACCTAAATGGCTACAACAAGGTATTATAAATTGGAACAAAGGTAATAT